CAAGCCGGTGCCCGCGCCAAGGTCTTCAAGGGCGAGACGGCCTGGTACAAGGCCGAGTCCTACGAGCGCGACGTCATCCACTCCATCCGCTTCGCAGTCAGGGTGATGTGACAACAGTCACGTCATCCTGATCTGTTTCCGGAACCACGACCTGATAGAACGGACACCATGCCTCTCACCACCGCAGACAAGCCCACTGACCTGATCCGCTACCGCATGCAGGACACCGAGGACGCGCTGCTGTTCGGACTTCCTCTCGCCAAGGGCGACGGCATCCGCACGGGCGGCTTCCTCGTGTCCTTCCGGCTCGCCATCGAGACCCTGATCGCTCAGTCCAAGGTTGTCAGCCAGGCTGCCGACGAAGGTGACCTGGTGCTCGTGCGAACCGTCCTCAACGGCATGACCCGCTCGATGCGTGAACTGCTCGACCAGCAGTCCAGCAAGCGCGCCCGCTACGAGTGGACACGAGCGCTCCAGGCCATCGAGCGCGCCGAGGGTGGCGCCGCCATGCTGGAGTGGGTCAACACGCCCCGAGTCTGATGTCAGCATCAGGTGGGTTGTGACATCAGTCACGCCCACCTGACTGGCGCCAAGGTTCCGAACCCTGATAGAACAGAGAGCGATGACCACCACACACGAGATCCTGAACGAGACGGCCCACACCCTGTGGAACACGGGCGGCTCGCACCGAGGCTTCATCCAGATCAGCCGCAGCGGCCGGGTCCAGATCCGAGGCGAGCAGCACCAGGAGGCCGAGGTGGTCCAGTTCACCGATTCGGTGCTGACCATCAAGATCGCCGGAGGCAAGTACTGGTCCGGTCGTGGCTCGCAGGGCTACTCCGGCGCCGAGGTGCGCACGTACCTCGTCCACGAGGTGGCGGTTGTCACCGGTGACAACGACAACTTCGACAACATCACGGTGAGCGGCGTGCAGATCAACTGGCACTACGTCACCGCCCAGTACACCAAGGCCGAGCGCGCCTCCCAGGCCATCGACCGCGCCATCGCCAACCAGGAGGCCAGCAAGTGACCACGTACAAGATCATCCGCTTCCGCTTCAACGGCAACAGCAAGGTCATCAAGCGTGGCCTGACGCTGGAGCAGGCGCAGGCGCACTGCCAGCGTGAGGACACGCACGGCGAGGGTTGGTTCGACGGCTACGAGGAGGAGAAGTGACCATCACCCTGACCACCCGCCCGAGCCGTGGCCAGTCGTACGTCGACTGGCGTGGCATCTGGGAGAACGCCCTGAACGCCCGCGTGGACTTCAACGCTGGCGCCCTCGCCGGTCGCCAGGAGTGGCACGACATCGGGCAACTTCCCGGTGACTGGGCTCGCACGTTCACCACCCGCACGAACGTCGGCGCCATCGTCTTCGTGGTGTGCTCGTACCGCACGCCCATCGCCTGGTTCGACGCCGAGGCTGGCCATTGGGTGATGCCCGAGGTCAAGTACTCCAACACGACCAGCAAGCACCAGTCCCTCGTGCGCTCGGCGCTCGGTGACCGTGAGGTGCTGTCATGAGCATCTTCGACGGTGAGCCTCCGCGCAAGCATCTCCCCATGCCTTCGGCCAAGGGCGCCGTGGCTGGTGGTCTCTTCGCCGTGGTGTTCATCCTCACCCTGCGCTGGCTCACCGATCCGTACGCGCCCAAGGGTGCGCTCACCAAGCGCTTCTTCATCGTCTGCGGTGTGCTCACCCTCTTCGTGGCGTTGTTCATCGGCACGTTGGCCGCAGTGTTCGGTCCGGCCTCGGCCTCGGTCGAGGCTGACCGGCGGGAGCACAACGAGGGCATGTACCAGTACTGCGTGGTCCAGAAGATCGACCTGCCCGGCTGCCAGCAGTGGATCGAGGAGCACCCCAACTGGTGATGTGACAACTGTCACGCTCACCTGACGTGTTTACACATCAACCGACCTGATAGAACGGAACCATGACCACCACCACCGTCGAGGACGCCAAGCGCCTCGCCGCCATCCTGGAGCGCATCGAGGTGCTGACCGCCAAGTTCGTGGCCGACGGCCAGGCGCAGCATCCCATCCTCTCGCCGGACCGGTACGAGACCGAGGTCGGCGCCAAGTTCATCCGCATCGTCTGCGTCCACGGTGGCAACGGCCAGCGCATGGTCCACGCCTTCGTTGACGTCAGCAACGGCAACCTCATCAAGGCCGCTGGCTGGAAGGCTCCGGCCAAGCGCAAGAACGGCCTGGCCGTGTGCTGCTCGCTTCTCGATGACGACAAGTTCGCCTGGCTGATGGCCGAGGCCGACCGCTTCGGCCACTACCTGTACGTCCGATGAGTCGGGCACGCGTCATGGTGACGCTGGACACACGCCACTCCTCCGACTGGGAGGACTTCCAGTCGGTGGTGGCGGTGCTGGCCGAGTACGGCGAGCCCGAGGAGGACCGCTCCGATCACTGGCAGTCGGTCGAGGTGGTTGTTGATGGTGACAGCCTGCCCGACATCTACGCCCATTTCGAGCGGCTGCACGTCCTGGGCCATGCGTTCGTGGAGTACATCTCTGCGGACCAGGACGCCGCACGGTTCGGGGGCATCCTCTACCTGGACGAGCACGACGACAAGGGGTGAACGGGTGTCACGTGTATCCAGGTACACCTGACTTGCTTCCGACTACACGACGTGATAGACCAGTGTCCTCCCCACTCCACCACCACGAAACGGGAACCACCACCATGGCCAAGCCAGCCTCCGACAAGCAGATCGCACTGATCAAGCGCCTCTTCAACGAGTTGTCCGCCCACAAGGGCGTGCCCGAGGTCGAGCGCACCCTGGCGCCGCACGCCGACATCCTGCGCAGCATCCTGGTCAACGGGACCGGCGACTCGTACTCGGCCAGCAAGGCCATCGATGCCATGATCAACCTCGTCCGCCGCATCGAGTCCGGCCTGGTCGACGGCGCCAAGCCCGTCTTCCGCGCTGCCAGCCCGGCTCAGCAGTCCTTCATCGCCAGCCTGCTGGCCGACCGCGTGGTGCCTGCCGACCTGGTCGGCACCGACCCGGCCAAGGTGCCCGCTGCCGATGCTTCCAGCATCATCACCCGCTTGAAGGCTGCGCCCAAGGTGTCCGGCAAGGCTGCTGTCAGCAACAACAACGGCGCCGAGCACGGTGACGTCTTCGTCACGGCTGACAAGGACCTGCTCCTCGTCCGCATGTCGCGGTCGAGCGGCAACCTCTACGCCTCCATCGCCCCGTGGCCGACGAGCCCCGGACGCATCCGGTGGGACTACTTGAAGAACGGCATGCCGCTCGTGCGCAAGGCCACCAAGATCACGGCCGAGGAGGCCGCGGCGCTCGGTCACGTGACGCATCACTGCTGCTTCTGCGGCATCGAGTTGAGTGACGAGGGCGAGGGCCGCTCGGTCGAGGTGGGCTACGGCCCGGTGTGCGCATCGAACCGAGGCCTGCCGTGGGGGTGACCTGGAGCAGCGGCCGCGATCGGGCGTGGAATCACGCCGATCGCCAGGCCTTCCGGGACGGTGTGAGGCTGCGAGCCTCCACCGTCCCCCGCAAGCACAAGCCAGACCCCAGCCCCAGCGAGTGGGCTGATGACGACGACAACGAGGAGACCGAGCAATGACCACACCCACCGTCCCAGAGCACACCAGCGAGACCCGCGTGCAGATCACGTTCGTCTTCGACCTGAGCGAGAACGACGAGGGTGGCGTCATCATCAAGCCTCGCCAGCGGGGGACCGGCTTCCTGGTCACCAGTGTCCATGTCACTGCCTCCTACGGCAGCGACTACGAGGGCAACGAGCCCATGGTGAGCGTCCGTGAGTACGGCTACAACCTGACCGCCAAGGGCACCGTCGACAAGCGCCGCACCCGCGCCGACTGGCTGGCTGCGTACGGCATCGTGGCAACCGGCGAGTGGGCTGGCTTCGACTGGCACGACGTCGAGCGAGCGTTTGAGGCGAACGCGGTCAAGCACTTCGGTGACCTGACCAACATCATCGAGGAGCCCGAGGCTCACGCATGCCCGGCCTGTGGCTCAACCGACACCTACGACACGTCAACCACGTACCAGTGGCGCTGCAACGCTTGCGGTGAGTACTTCACGGTCGGACAGGACCCTACCTTCCGACCTGCCGTCGAGACGTTCCTCGATGACGTGATGCCACACATCGAGGGCTGACAACAGCGGGGGTCACCTCAGGGTGCTGCGCCGCCCCACCGTCGTGGTGGTCGGTGGTGCTGGCAGCAGCGCTCTGAGGTGGCCCCTGCTGCATGCAGCACAGATCCCCGGATTGGCCTCTGTACGGCCCCAGGATCGACGGAAACTGTTTCCGGCACCAAGCACCCCACCCTGACCGTTCTGTCGCAGCCTGAGCGAATCGGCACTTGTCAAGTCGCTTCCGGAAACAAGGGCTGACCAGCGTCAATGTCAATGGTGACAACTCAGACCCGCATGACAACTGGCTCAATCACGAAACCCAGCATCCATGCGGGTTTGCGGGCATCGAGCCTCTGGTGTGACGACAGACACACCTTCCTGATGTGTCAACACACCACCGACCTGATAGACCAGCGGGATGACCTGCTTCGCCCTCCACTGCGACGCTGCGCCCACCGGCACCTCGGTGCACGGCAAGCCTGCGTGTGACCTCCACCTCACTGGTGGGCGGCGGTTCGTGCCCTCGCCCCGCCTGGCCAAGGCGCTCGCCATGCACGCTCGCACCACCACGCCCTTCCCCCCTGTCACGCTCGTGGCCGGTGGTGTGCTGGTCGACGGCGTGTTCCTCCGGACCGCGACTGCCTGAAAGGACCAGCCATGCCTGCACCTCATGACCTCGATCCCCTCGCCATGACCGATGACGAGCGGCGCGCCAAGCGTCGGTTTGAGGCGTTCTTCGCTTTCGAGACGATGCCTGACTTGCTTACACATCACCAGTCTGCTAGACCGGAGCACTCATGACCACCACACCCCAAGCCCAGCGCGTGATCGACGGCCTGCTGGCCATCGGCCTGCCCCGTGACACGTTCAAGGTGCAGACTGAGCGCACGCGCCGCAACGACCACGGCGTGCGCTACACCGAGTACGGCGACGCCTCCTCGTACTTCCGCGACCGGGCGGCGCATGCCACGACGCTGGCCGCTCGTGAGGTGCTGGCTGCTCGTGGCCTCACGCTGCGCTGCATCTGGCTGACCCACACCAACGCCTGGCATGTCTACGTCACCAGTGAGTACAACCCTCACGGCCTGGTGTTCTACACCGTAGGTGATGCCTACTACAGGCTGCCCGCCAGCGAGCCCACGCCGCTGGAGGTCATCGGCCTGGGCAAGCCCGAGGTGCAGGCATGACCCACTTCGCTGATGACAACACACCTGGTCGCACCCTGTGCGGCCAGGTGTGGGAGGGCTACGTCGGCAGCCCCAAGGCTCGCTGCACCGCGTGCGAGAACATCTGGGCCAAGCGCACCGGCTGGTCCTTCCCGCTGCCCGAGGTGGTGGCATGACTTGCTTCCAGCATCACGGGTGTGCTAGCACTGTGTCCATGACCACCACGCCCACCCGCAACCTCAGCGATCGCGAGGTCACCGCTCTCGGTGCTTCCGTCGTCAACATGGACGTCCTCGACTGGACGGCCATCGAGGACGCCACGCCCGCTGACCGTGCAGCGCTCGCTGCTCGCGTGGCCGAGCGCTCGGCGTTCTTCATCGCTCGCCTGCTGGAGGTGGCCCGATGAGTGATGCCATCTACACCAAGGACGAGGCCACCCGCCTGCTCGACGCCGAGGGCCTCGACTGGACGTCGGCTGCTGCCGACGTCTCCGACACGCTGATCCTCGCTGGCTGGCCCGAGCACGTGGTCGACCACGCCATGCGGTGGCTGGCATGAGCGGCACGTGCCCCGTGTGCAAGCGCACCGTCGAGGTCCACCGTGAGGGGTGGTCCTATGACCACACCGCCACGGGCAGCCTCGATGACGATCTCTGCCCCGGTTCAGGCCAGCCCGTCGAGCACCCATCAGCCTGACTTGCTTACACGCCACGGGCGTGCTAGACCAGTGTCCTCCCCTCCACCACCACAGGAGAATCCGTGAGCATCTTCGATCTGCTGAACGAGCCCGAGCGCCCCGCACACACCGCCACCGTCATGGGTGGCGCTGTGGTGGCCGCTGGCGCGTTCGAGTCCGCCCGCACCGAGCCCACGCCCGGCTTCGTGCTCCCGGTCGAGCCCGCCACCAAGACGCTGTTCGGCTACCAGGTGGCAGCGGCCGAGACGGCGCTGGTGCACGGCCGGGTGGTGCTCGGCTTCGCTCCGGGCATGGGCAAGACGGCCATCGCCCAGGCGGTCGTGGCTGCCAAGGCTGCCCAGGGCATCCGCTCCATCGTGGTGGTGCCGCCCACGCTGCGCCTCACCCCGTGGGCGCAGGACTTCGCCGCCGACTACCCGCACCTGCGGGTCGAGGTTGTCACCGGCACCAAGGCTGGCCTGATCCCGGCTGCTGACGTCGTCATCGTCGGTGACTCCACCATCCACGCCCGCCAGGGCGACCTGATCGCCTTCGGCGCCGGGCTCGTGATCGGTGACGAGGCCCACCGCTACAAGAGCCGCACGGCCAAGCGCTCGGTGGCCTTCACCAACATCGCTGACGCGGCTGCTGATGTCATCACCATGACCGGCACGCTCGCCGTCAACCGCCCCGACGAGGTGTACCAGCCCCTCCGGGCCACGGGCACCCGCCGCGCCACACAGGTCAGCGGTGGCGCCTCGTGGACGGCGTTCCGTTCGGCGTGGTGCATCACCGAGCCCCTCTACATTCCCTCGCTCGGCCGGACCATCGAGAAGGTCGTGGGCTGCAAGGACGCCCAGGGCCTGAACCGCAAGATGGCCGAGACGTGCTACGTGCGCATCGAGCGCGAGGACGTGCTGGACCTGCCCAACAAGGGCTGGTCCGTGCGCTCGCTGGTGCTGAACGGCGCCATGAAGGACTACCGCCGGGCTGAGCGTGACTTCATCGCCCACATCCGCGACACCAAGGGCGGCGCCGCTGCCCGCAAGGCTGCCAAGGCCGAGGCCATCGTGGAGATGATGGGCCTGTGGAAGATGGCGGGCGAGGCCAAGGTCGCCGCCACGGTCGAGTACGTGGTCGACTTCACTGACCAGGGCGAGCAGGTCGTCGTGATGGCCTGGCACACCGAGGTCATCGATGCCATCGTGGCCGGGCTCACCAAGGAGGGCGTGTCGTCGGTAGCAGTCAAGGGCGGCATGGGCGACGTCAAGAAGGCCGCAGCGCAGGCTGCCTTCCAGTCCGGACAGGTGCCCGTGCTCGTCGGCCAGATCGAGGCGGCTGGTGTCGGCATCACCCTCCACAAGGCAGCCAACCTGGTGTTCGCCCAGTTGCCCTGGTCGCCTGGTTCCCTCCAGCAGGCCGCTGACCGGATCTACCGCATCGGCCAGCACCGGGACGTGGTGCTCCACGTGCTCAACGCCGACGCCTCGATCGATGAGGTGATGTGGGCGGTGCTCATCGAGAAGGCCAAGGTCGTTGATGCCATCAACGCCGGTCAGCCCGTGACCATCGATGAGGAGACCGTGACCGAGGCGGTGCTGGCCCACTATGGCTGGTAGGCGCAAGGCCCTGCGGGTGGGCGCCCTGGTGCGCCCACTCGCCACCGACGCAGGCTTCGAGGTAGCGCTGGAGCGCATCGCTGCTGCTGGTGACAATCGGCGGCGCAAGGGCAAGCCGTACACCGACGCCGAGCGCCTGACGCTGGTGACAGAGGCGGCGTACTGGGCACGCTGGCTGCCCAACGAGGTCGGCGTGGTGACCGAGGTGTACCCCCGCACTGAGAAGTACCAGGCGCTGGTGCGGTTCGGCGCCCAGTGCAGCATCGAGCACGGCGACCGCTGGATCTGGACCCGTGAGTACCTGTTCGCCCGGGACGAGTTGAGCGTCCTGTAACCGCAGGTCAGACATGATGTGTCACCAGAGGCCCCTACGGGGGCCTCTGTTGCGTCAACAGGTGCTTCCGCCATCACCCTAGCCAACCCCTCCCCCTAGCCCCACACAGAGCCATACAGGGCCATATCCGGGCCTGTTGAGACAACAGACGCAGGAAGACCCGGCCCCCGTGATGTCCTGAGAGGACAGCACTGAGTAGTAGCAGCCCATAGCACAGTGAGTGGTGTGTAAGCAAGTCATGGTGTGCGTGGGTACAGTGCGTGGGTACATGTGGGCGTGCGTGTGGATTGACAACACACTGCACCCCCAGCCCTGTGGTTTGACAACACACACCACACCTCCACACGCAGCCTACCCACCCTCTCGACGCATGCGGTGCTGCGCGCCGCATCATACAGGCAAATGCCCTGGTCACAGGGCATGTTACATGCAGCAAATCACGTGCCACGGGCACGTGATTTGACTACAAATACGGGCGCTGCGCACCCGTGATTTGTCAACATAAAGGGCCGGACCCCCGGCCCTTTATCAGAGCAAAGCCCCCCACCGGGGGGCTAATCCATGAGTGTGGAGACGTGTTTGTCACCGCTAACATCTCACAGATTTCCACTGATTTGTAAGCACTTGCTGTATCAACAGTTCGCGCAAAGTGCCACCGAGTCCTCACCACCACTGATGTGGAAGCAATGTTGCACCTGTCACACCTGTTGTCACAACACAAGAAGGTGGGAAAGCGACCGGGAGGGGACACAGGGGACACTTCAGAGTATTCGGTGTACTGGGGGGACTTCGGGGACACCTCGGATATGACCCCCTATACCTCCTCAGGTCCGGCCAGATGTCACACCTGGTTCCACATCACTTACCCCGAACCTGTCATCGGTGCCACCTACGGAGATCCGCATCCCCTCGCTATGCCCAGGTATGGCTTCCACAGGCCCGGAAACGCCCCTGGAACGCCGCAGGACGGCCCCGGAGGGCCGTCCTGGGTCCTGGGAGGCCGGAGGTGGGTGTACGGCGTCTCAGGCGGTCTTGGGGCTACTCGCAGCCGATGCCGTCCCGGTCCCGGTCGAGTTTGGTCGAGTAGCCCGGGTCTCCGATGTGGATCGGGGCCGCTCCGGCCGCTCGAACGGCGTCGCAGTTGGCGTAGGAGACACTGGGTGCAGGGGCCGGTGTCACAACAGGGGCCGGTGCAGCGGTAGGAGCCGGAGTGGGGACCGGACGGGGCGCTGCTGTGACGACAGGGGCCGGGGTGGTCGGCGGAGCGCACTCGTAGTTCGGAGTGGCCTCGTCCAGGGCCACGTAGTCGGCTTCCCTCGGATGTCCGCCATAGCCGTCGCGGCTGTCGTAGCGGGCGATGGCGTAGCCCTCACCGATCAGGTAGCGCCCGGCGTCCCCGGCTGATGTGTCGACATAGCGCAGGATGCGCCCGTAGCGGTCGACGTCGTCCCGTGCACCGCCTGTCACGACAACAGGCTGGTTGAGGACGAGTTCGGTCAGGCGGGCTGCTGCCACATCAGCGCCGCAGTCGCCCACCTCGGGGGTGTCGATGCCGATGATGCGGACACGCTCTCCCGTTGAGAGGTCGACGGTGTCGCCGTCGATCACGTTGATGACGGTGACAGTGGCGACGGTGGGCACCGGGAGGGTGACGGATTCGGGCTTGGCCAGCGTTGTCGTCACCTCAGTCACGGGAGCCGCCGTTGTTGCAGGAACGGTTGTGTCAGATGTCACAGCCTCGCTGCTTTCACAGGCAGCCAGGGCTATGAGTGGGAGGAGCAGGAGCGCCTTGTTCATCCTGACAGTTTAGCAGGGTTCGGAACCCTTGTCAGATCGACCCGGGCAGTAGGGCCACTCGCACCTGTCGGTCTGGGTGCGGCAGCCGTCCCAGCGCCACCACTCGCAGCCGAGCACCGGCCCGATGAACCCGGCGCAGGAGCCGACGTAGTCGTAGCGGCCGTAGGTGAAGAGATGCGGGAGGTGAGGTCCTGTGAAGACGGGCGTGCCGTTGTGGCGGGAGGCGAGGCAGATCCGTTGTGCCATCAGATCTTCCCGGTGCCGTAGCAGGTACGGCACTCGTGGGGCGAGCGGAACTGGTAGCCGTCAGGGGTGACGCCCTTGCCGTGACAGACCGGGCAGGTGTTGACATCACGCTCCAGCACCTCGTTGAGGTTGCGGACGGCGGCTGCGGTCAGGTCGGTGTTCCAGGTGACGACCCGTGGTGTGTAGTCGGGATGCTCTGTACTGACGACAGGGCGGCGCTTGGGCTTGCCGCCGTCCTCCAGGTCGGCCGGTGTCATGTCAACAGACTCCAGGAGGTGCACCAGGCGGCGGTGGAGGGTCTCGACCATGCGCTCCTGGGCATTGCCATTGCCATCGGCCGGGACGAATGTTGACTTGGCAAGGCGCCGCTCCTCCTTGCGGAGACGGTTGCGGACCGTGCGGGCGATGGAGATCACCTCGGCCACGGTGAGGGTGACGGTGACCTCTTGATGGAGCGGCTTCACTCTGCCTCCAGGTGGACTTGGCCGTTCAGGATGCCGAACGACCAGCGGAGGACACGCCGCTCTTCCTCTTCGATGTCGTGCAGGCACTCCAGGAGGTTGTAGCCCTTGTAGTCACAACTGTGGCTGGTGGTGACCCGGCCGTCGTCTTGGACGTAGACGTAGATCACTTGATCCCCTTGTTGGCTTCGTTGGCAGCGCGCCAGATGGTCATGGCCTTGCGGACATCGAGAGGAGGAGTACCAGGTGCGGGAGTGGGCACGGGATGGCAGGGGCAGGCGCACCACCAGTGCCAGCCTGTTGCCGTCAGCAGGGTGCCGTCGCAACGCTCGTGCTCGCCCCGCTCGCAGTGGCCGGTTGCGTCAGTCATCTTCCACCAGTTCCATCTCGACGTCGTCAAGATAGACGTTGGACTGCATGAAGGCCTTCCAGTAGCCCTCGGTGAGGGGACCGTTGGGGCCGGGGTCGTAGTCGTGGTCCTCGATGTCCATGTAGCCGGTGACACGGATGCGCTTCACGACTCCACCTTGAAGAAGGCGAGGACGAGGGTGGCCAGCACCTGACCGCCGATGTAGTTGTCATCACCGTCGTACTGGATGACCGTGCGGGCCTCGCTGATGAGATCATCAGCGGTGACCTGGTGAGGCTTCTGGCGCCGCTCGGCCTGGCAGTCCCGGCACTCGGTGCCGCGGTGCCAGCGGTGGTCGGTGGGGTCCTGGGAGTGCCCTCCAGCGTTGGTGACGGTGGGGAAGGCCTGCACGTTCTTGGACTTGCGGCAGGTCCGGCAGACCATGGTGGTCGTGTCGAGATCGAGGTGCTCGTTGAGGTGCAGGACGTACGCTCCAGGCATGGCGACAAGTGTAGCAGGGTTCGGAACAACAAGAAAGCCGCCCGAAGGGCGGCTCCTTGCCTCCTGGTTGTTGCCACTACTCCCAGGAGAGTTCCCGGCCGACGATCCGAGGCATGCCCTCGGGGTTGGCGACCCCCAGTTCGGTCAGGAGCCGGTTGAGGGCGTTGATGGTCTCCAGGATGATCGCTCGGGCCTCGCCGTCTTCCGTGCTGACGTAGTCGTCCCGCAGGAGGACGGCGCCTGCCAGCGCAGCGTGGAGGTCCTTGGTAATGGAAGTGTCCATCACGGGATCCAGACTTGTGATGACGGTTGCACGTTGCTATAGGCCTTCCAGGTATGCCCGACGACGGTCACGGCGTAGGAGCAGTCCCAGAACCCGCCGATCGAGACGCTCTGCCCGGAGTAGGAGACGTAGCGGCTGGTCCGGTAGTGGCCTACCAGGGCCATGTTCGAGGCCGAGTAGATGTGTGCTTCCAGCCACACCGTCGAGCCTGCTGGGTAGTTCATGCCGATGACACGCCAGTCGATGTCGCCCTCGGAGTTGATGAGACGGGCGCCGGTCTGCGTGCAGACCTGGCGGGATGATGTCAGCCACCCACAGCGGGTGTTGTTGACCCACACACCAATGGATGCCTTCGGCATCGCTCCCACGGTGGACGCTTGGCTCGGTGCTGCCATGAACAACACCGCCAAGGACGCGGCAAGGACGAATAGGACTTTCCTCAATGGACCCCTCCCCGTTCAGGCTTCGGTACCCGAAGACTAGAGGGACGGAGAGTGGTCTGTCAACTACGGTACCGTTTCATATCAGCCACGGCAGGCCTCTCGCTGGTTATCGACGTGGACCCAATGGGGGATGTCAGTGGTCTTGATGTCAGGGACATAGGCGACGGTACGGCCACAGTGAGCGCAGAGGGAGAGCCCGGAGGAGTTGCGCTCCGTCGGTGTGGCGATGTTCTGGATCTCTAGCACGGTGCGGGGCTGGTCCCAGAAGTTGAATGGATTGTAGTCAGCATCAGTAGGTGACCCGATGACCAGGATGCCAAGAGGTTCCAGGGCCTCGGCTAGGGCGGCGATGCGGTCCTCCCACTCGTCTGGTTCCACATCAAGGAAACCACGGAGTTCGACCTGCTGCGGCGGGTCGCTGCGGAGGGTGATGCGCCACCTCATCAGTGCACCTGTCCCGGGAACCACTCACGCTGGATCTTCCAGCCCACGCTGATCAACTTCTTCCGCTCGGTGCCCGCGGGCATCAGCGAGGGGAACTTCTTGGTGTCGAACTTCTCGGCGTAGGAGTAGTTGGTCGTCCCCAGGACGTGGTAGCCCCACTTGCTGCCCACGTGGTCGTAGGGCAGGTAGCACAGGTCTTCCGGGCACAGCGGGTTGACGAAGGTGCACAGTGGTTCCGGAAACGGAGGCATTTGGTACGCCGCGGTGACGCCGTGCTCGGCCATGTGGTTCTCGACCAGGCGCTCGATCGAGCGCTGGATCCTGTTCTGGTCCTTGCTCACAGGTTGACCGGCTTTCCTCGGTGGGTGACGAAGTAGGTGGTGAGGGCGCCCAGGAACAACCCGGCCAGGAAGGCGGCGAATCCGAGGGGCACCAGACGGAGATCATGGCTGGTAGCAGCAACAAGAACAACGCCAGCAGCCAGAATGTTGATAGATACAACAATGCCGATGCCGAGAATGATGGCCAAGGCACCGCGCCAGTCAGTGGGCCAGAAACTCATGATGTCACCAGCAGATCGAGCACGACGTCGAGGCTGAAGCGGTGGACCGCACCGGGCAGCCGGACTTGGAGCCCGGGATCCATGTCGAGCATTGTGCTGTCGCTGATCCAGCGGACCGACTCCACGTGGTCGAAGGTCTGGGTGAACGGTTCGGGATGCTCCGGTGTTGAGACGACCAGGGTGACGTTCATCGCTGGGGTTCCCAGGGCCATGCGGGCTCGGTGGCGCCGTACTTGGCCTTCAGGCGCTCGTACTCGGCCCGCTCCTTCATCTCCTCGGTCGCCTTGCGCTGGCGCTTGTCCTCGGCCTCCTGGCGCTTCATCTCGGCCTGGACTGCCTTGTGCTTCTCTTCTGCTTCCGCTACCAGCACATCGGTCCGGGCCTTGTAGGCCTCGGGATCGAACGGCCACTCCTCGTAGCCGACCCACATCTCCCACGAGTCACGCTCGTAGTCCTCGACGCTCCAGTAGACGCCGTCCCCGCTGATGACCACCTCGGGCTCGCAGAAGTCGTTCCTGCCGCGGGTCTTCGGGAACCTTTCGGAGAGGTTGGCGGGCTTCCCGTACAGGGCGAGGTGGGTCCGAGCATGGCGGTCGTTGTACGCAGCGGCGATGTCACTGATCAGCGTTGGGTCGAGTAGGTGCTGCTCGATCTGCTGGCGGGCGTCGTAGAAGTGCTTCAGTTCGAGCACGGTGGGGAGCGGCATGCCCGGAAGTGTAGCAGGGTTCCGAACCCTTGTCATCTCACGTCAACGGAACGTCCAGAGGAGGATCAGCATTGTTGCTATTATCAATGCCATGGTGCCCATCAGCCGACCATACCCAGCCATATCAGGCCCTCAAACCGCCACGCTGTGTGAGCGGTCTCACGCCGCGGTGAAACCGCTTTATCCACATTTGTAGTCATTGACATTGACGTGCTACGGGGTGATCCCCTTGCACGGGTGGCACCATGGCTTCGGGTTGCGGGTGGCGCTGGCGCCCTCGGCAGTACCGACGACGCAGGCGGCAGTCAGGGCCAGGATGCTGAGTGCAGCACACAGACGCTTCTTCATGAGGTCTCCTATCGGGTTGGGCATTCCGGGTGTACCGGAGAGCGGTCGGCTTGCGGCTGTCGTTCCCCACAGCGGTAGGGCGGTTGCGATCCGCCTCTCCGACTACGGGCCGATCGTCTCCCCCGGAGGTCATGGCTGCGCCGCCAGTAGGTCACACAGTTCATCCATCAGGTCCCTCGCCTTGTTGCGTACAGCAGCGTCCAGTTCGTGCCACTCGGTGAGGCCATCCCACGACAGTCGGATCTCGGCCTTGTGGGTAGCGCGCCGGATCTCGTTCCTCACAGGATCTCCCCCAAGATGTCGGGCAGCCGCTTCTCCCAGCCGTCTGTCATCTCGATGATGTGCTTTGCCACTCGCACGAGGTTGTCGGATACAACAGTGCCGGGGGTCACGCAGAGGATGATCGGCTTGTCGAGCAGTAGGGAGGCTCCCAACTCGACGGCCAACTTCACGTCGACCTTGCCGGTGTAGATGCCGATGACCATCTTGGAGTCTGACATCGGCTTGACGACCTGCTCCTCGACCCACTTCGCGAAGGCCTCGTCATCCTTCTTGCTCATGACGACAAGCCGATCTGCTTGGCGCGCAGGATCGTCATGACTGCTTCACCGATGGCGTTGGCCTGCTCGGCGTCGAAGATCCCGGCCCGCTCGGGATGCTCCCAGCACATCGAAGCGGCACCGAGCGCCTCGTAGATCAACTCGTGCAGTGGTGTGTCAACAGTCCACTCCGAGTAGGGGGCGGTGGGAATCACGGGCGGCATTACTGGGCTTCTCTCTTCTCGACCCATGCTGTGAGGGTGTCAACAAGACGCTGAGCGGTCTCGGCATCTTTGGAGTAGGCGAAGAAGCAGGACTCCTCGCAGTCGAACTCTACGTCGGGGAACTGCGACTTGAACGTGTCTTGCGCCTCGTAGTTTGCATCGTCACTGAAGCCAGAGCCGGGCTTCCGCAGATCGCTGGAGACTGTCCAGTGATCGAAGTCGTCGTCGGGTGGGTCGATGCCCAGGATGGCTCGCATCTCTTTATGATACCGTACCTTTACTCGGATTCCAACTCGGCGCCAGGGTATCGGCCTTCCAGGGCAGCCAGCAGGCGGCAGCGATCCTGGGCGCTCAGGTGCTCCCACGGCACGTACTCCTCTACGTCCTCGGGAAAGGTGATCATGAGTTGCTTGTAGCAATGGGCAGCCAGGCACCGGTCACCGTGCTCTGTCAACAGAACACGGTGTGACACGTGGCCCTTGGTGCAGCGGAAGTACGGTCCGGGCTCCTCGAACCAGCGGTCCGGGTAGCCCAGGAAGAAGGCGCCGCCGCACAGCATCTCGATGAAGGATGCCTGGCGCTGGCGTGTAACCAGAGCGGCGTACTCATGTGTGATCATCGTGCGCCTTCCGGATCTCGGCCAGCATGACGTCCTTCTCGTCCAGGAACTTGTTGTAGTCGATATCGAAGTACACAGCGATCAACTTGGCCAGGCCAGTCTCGCCCAAGGCTTTCCACTCCGACCCGCTCCAATGGCAGATGGAGTGTGTGTCACTGTCATCAAGGAACGAGACGAACGAGACGATGGCCTCGTGCTCGTCCCGATGGCGGGCGATCTTGGCGTGCTCGGGGTAGGTCCCGGCCTCGTTTCGCAATGCCACGGTGATCTCGTGTGCCTTCGCCCCGTAGTTGGCGATGTTGAACAACTCCTCGTCGGTGAGGGAGATGAACATCTCCGGCGAGAGCCGGGAGCGCCGGATCAAGGCCATGTAGCGGTTCGCCATGTTCTCCTTCACCCCGACGATCCGCTGGATGCTGGCACTGTTGATGGTCACACCGGCTCCTTGTCGAGGTAGGTGAAGTACGGCATTCCGCCGGGAGCGACGTCCCACAGTTCGCGGGGTAGGGGGTACTCTCCGAGACCCAGCCCGATGGCCATCGTGATCAGTTGTTCACACGCTAAGTGTAAGCCGGTCCACTGGGTGCCGTTGCGGTCCTCGCAGAGGTTGAGGAACGACCACCCGCCTCCGCTGCTGGCTCGGAACTTCACGGGAAGGTCATCGAGCCAGCCCTTGACCTCGGCCCGGTGAGACTCCAGGCGCTGCGGGTGGAAGCCGAAGGTGTGCATCACGCCCTGCACGATGACGGCATCCTCGGGCGACTTCTTGTCGACCGACACTTCCTCGGGCTGGTACAGGCAGTCGTGGAACACGTGGTCCACGGCGATTTGGTCGATCAGTGGTGCAGGCATGGGAACGGTACCCTAACAGGTTCTCGACCAAGGTGCTACCAGGACGTACGCTGGTGCGGTGGACATGGGCAGGCAGTTCCCCAAGGTGCAGGTCACTCGGAAATCCGGTGGCCTCATCGGTGGTCCCACGACTGACTACACGGCCTACACCGATCTGGAGCAGAGCGATCGGGGGGACGTGTTCGGCATGCGGGCGGCGCATCTTCAGGTGCACCATGGTGATGACGTCACACAGATCCAGTACCCCCAGCACCAGGCCGAGGAGATCTACGGATACGGCGGTCGTCGCTCGAAGGAGCATCCGATGGGGAGCAACGTCTATCGTTCGCACACCCATCAGGATCCGCACGAGAGCGGCCGGTTGTTCAACCTGGAGCACACCCAGGGGAACGATGTGGTGTACTCGCTGTTCTCCACCAAGGAGGGGCGCATCCACGCGCCGACGTTGCTCGGTGTTGCTGCCAACGACTCACGCATGCGCGGGCGGGAACTCCAGCCACCGGACGATCTCAGTGAACACTCGTCCCGGATGGTGCAGCACTTCCAACGCAAGGGTGTGGTTCCGGCATCAGCACCTACTGCTGTCACCAACGAGCACGAGTTTGTGAAGTCGGAGTACCAACGGCCGGAGGCGCTGTACGTCTGGGGTGCTACCGACATCACGCCGCACGAGCACAAGGCTGGGCGGAACCTCGTGCGCTCTGTGCTCCGTGGCAAGCAGACGACCAGGTACGTCGACCAGATCGAGCAGCCGCACCTGCCGGGGATGGAGCCGCCACAGCGCTCACGGTCGCAGTGGTTGTCCGATTGGGGTGCCCGACAGGTGCGGCATTGACACTTTTCATGGTCGAGATGGATATGGTGTTGCTTCCGACAACATCACCTTGTTTCCGGACGCATTGACATTGACAGCAGGCTCTGGTGCTGGCTCAAATCGTCAATGTCAATGATGTTAGCGGAATCAATCACGGGTGTCCCAGTCCCGTGGAGGATGGCGCACGAGGGCGCGGGCCGGGTAGGTGAGGGACCGGAAGACGTCCCCTCGGGAGAGCATGCGGCTCTTCCCCTTGGTGAGTACTACACCGCCCCACAGGCCGTTCTCACCATGGAGGACGGCCCATGACAGGCATGGGTTGACAGATGCCTGTGTCCAGTAGCACGTGGCACAGGCGCTGAAGGCGGCGGGATCCGGCATGATCCCGCGACCGTCAGTCTCGTCAGGGAAGTCTGGGATGAAGAGGACTGGATCCATGCCGATGCAAGCGGCCTTCTCGGTCCACTCCCGCTTCTCCAGGTCGAACGGTGGCTTGACATACATGCAACCTTCTACGAAAGGTCATGGAGGCCGGGGTCTGGAGCCGCCGGGTGGGTTGGGTCCTTCAGCGACCCTCATCGAATCCTTCCTCGAACGGGAGTCGCAACTGCTCTGCTGATACAGCAACTGGCTCCCCGAAGCACGCTTGCAGGGCTGCCTGCACGAGAGCGCGCAGTTGGCCACTGGCCTCGGGGTTGGTGAGCACGATCCGCCTGGCCTCGTACGTGGGGATGCCACGTACCTGGGCGAGGATGTCGGTCAAGGCATCTTCCAGGCGCTGTTGGGTGACCTCCAGGAAGTAGTCGATGTTGATACCGGCAGCACGGGCTGCGACGGCGATGTTGTGCCAGGTGGGATCTTGCTTGCTCATGAGTTGGTGATGTCCTTCAGGCTGATGGGCTTGTCGAGGCTCTTCTTGGCGACCATCTTCTTCAGGTTCTCCAGCACCTGTGGGTCCAGCGTTGCCAACTCGTCGTACATGATGGTGATGGGCTCGTTGTTGACGACACCACCGCCACCACCGCCTATCGGTCCGAACTTGACAGGAGCGCCGTTCCACACGAAGCCGTTGGCACTACCACCGCTGGCCGCGAAGGAGTAGCCACTGCCACCGCCTCCGGCTCGAACACCACTGTGGCCGACACCACCACTCGCCATCCCACGAGGCGGCGGTACGGAACGGTCCACCCAGGGCGGGGTACCTGTTGCGTTCCTCGTGGTGTAGTACCAGAGATCCTTGGCCTGTCGTAGGTAGCAGTCTGGGATACGGCTCGTCTCAGCGATGTGGAGTGCTCTGGCCACAAAGTCACGTCCCGGCTTCTCCGGCGGCAGTATCGGGACGATGACGTAGTTGGCTGTTGCTGGAACCAATCTCGGGATGTCGGGCTGGGGACGGCTGGAGTAGATCATCCGTGACCCGGTCGAGGTGCGGATGGACATGGTCTCGTACTCGATGGTGGCGAAGAGGGTGCTCTCTTCGTACAGGTGGCTGTTGGCGTAGACAAACGAGGCGATCAGGTTGGGCTCGCCCAAGAAGCACCATTGCGTGGTGACCTCAGGCTCGCAGATGCAGTTGATGTTGTGGTTGCCACAGGTCTTACAGCGGGCCAGTGGATCAGGTGTGTTGGGCAAGAGCGATCTCCTTCAGGAAGTCACTGACGGCTGTCTCCAGGTGCATGATGGCCCGGAGGTGCTTGATCGGGAAATCGCCGTCGAACAATGAGCGGACGATGGCGATGGTGACGTCTTCTGATGTCGGAATCACGTCATGCTGCACCTTGGGAGGTGCGGGGGTCTTGGCCGGTGCCGCCACCTTGGCCGGAGGGGCCTTGCGGGGGCCATCCTTGTAGGCGTCCTGCTCTTTGATCCAGTTCGCCGCCCACTCGTGAGCGTCGCGCTGGCGGGCGGGCACCGGGATCTTGTGAACCTGCCGGAGGTGGTTGCCCATGTCCCGGGTGTACTGCGGCTTCTTGCAGACCGGGCACCGGGCCTTCTTGGTCTGCGAGGGGTACGTCTTCTTGGGCTGGGAGATCTGCTCAGCCATCTCCTGTGCCCTGGTTGGTTCCGTCAACACACCGTTGTCACTGGTATCTGTCATGATGCCGCCCGTCGCTTGTTCCTGCGTGTGAGCGCAGCCATCTCCTGCTCCAGAAGCCACAGCCGGTACTGGGGCTTCTTCATGCCGACGTGGTCACCACGCCATTCCTTGTAGCCGTCCGGATAGATGTAGCGACGGCTTGACAGGTTGCCCTGGGCATCGATGATGTCCCGGCGCTCGGCGCTGCAACGCATGCAGCGCACGGTTAGCGGTATGCCCCATCGTGGCGTCCAGTCGCTGGGCACGTGGTCCATGGCGTGGCCGATGGCTTTGCACTCGTCGTACATTGCCGCACATCGTAGGGTTCCGATGCCTTGCGTTGCAAGTCACAACATTGGTAATCTTTGTCGGTGCCCGAAGAAGACTTCCACACCCGGCTGGATGTGGTAGGAGACAACCTCGTCATCTACCCCATTCCTGATCGGGACCCGTTGGTCATCGATCTGGACCGGCCGCGGCCCAAGCCCATCCGATCGCCGGGGCAGGCGCTGGAAGCGCACCTGAAGATGTACAACTGGCTGCTCTCACCCCACGGCGAGGACCACGTGGCTCGGTTGTACCGGGCCTACACGGATCCTGAGCGCAACCCTCGGAAGTCATACAACGAAGAGGAGCGCATGGCGGTCCGGGCGACTCAGATCTCCCTCTTTGCCCACAACTCCACCACCTATGTTTCCAGCGACATGCTGCACATCGTGGACAACCTCTCCAAGACGGAGTTCGGCGCCGACTTCTTCCACCTGACGGACGTGCCGGACAACGGCGGCGTCATCCTGTTCGAGCACACCCTTCAGGACGACCTGTTCGAGGTGGGTGACCCGATGCGCGAGATGATGCAGATCGCCGGGTTCGCCTATGCGTTCATGGGTCGGGATGGCACCTATGTCACCGACTACAAGAAGATTGTTGCCGAATACAAACTGGTTGATGACAGTCCGGAGAAAGTCGAGACGGTCACCAAGCAGACCAAGGAGCACGGTGCTCTGGTAGTTGTGCCGCTCTATGACGCTGGGATGTACTTGGTCGAGGAAGGCGCTTGGCTCAATCGGGGCAGGCCGCAGGTGCTTCCCATGGCGCTCATGGCGGTCCCATTCGGGCCGATGTTGCATTACACCGAGGGCACCAATGCTGAGCGGGTCCGGCGCATCCTGCTGTCGCTGTTCCGGTTGATGTGGCAGCGGATCCTCCCCCGTGACCCGTGGATCCCCAAGCGGCACGAGCGGCGCCAGTTCGACCGCTTACGGAAGCACCCGCTGGAGGGCGAGCAGTACAAGGTCATCCACGTCCGCCGTTACGAGGGGCGCCAGCGCTTCGATGACCGTCATCCCATGGAGTCGGACGGCCTCCGCTGGAGCCGCCCGGCCGTGATCGTGCGGGGACACCCGAAGATGCAGTGGTACTCGTCCCTCGGTCCCGCCTATAACGAGGACGGGTCCTGGAACCTGGAGAGCCACCGGAAGATCTGGGTTGATGCCTACATCCGGGGTGATGGTGAGCCGGTGTGGAAGCACAACGTGACGGCCGTGATAAGGTAGTGCGATGGCACCACCTGTAAGGCCGGTTGAAGACCGAATCATCAAAGGACGGGGTTGCTGGCTTTGGGATGGTGCTAAGTCTGTTACTGGTTACAGCATGTGCTACGTCGGGCGTGGTCCGAACAAGGAGAACCTGTACCGAATGGCACATCGTGTGGTGTATGAACATCTGGTGGGACCGATCCCTGAAGGACAAGATCTCCACCACACCTGCGGCAACAAGTGGTGTGTAAACCTAAGACATCTGGTACCGGTTACAGATTCTGAGCACCGGACGATTCATCATGCTGCCAATGCGCTGTGTGCCAATGGACTGCACCCGAAGGTCCCAGGAGAGATGTGCAGCGCTTGTCGTCAAGCGAAGTACCGCCGGAACAATCAGCAGCGGCCATCGAGGGCAAGAGTGACAACACCTTGTCCTCGTTGTGGCCGCTCTGTGGGGGTTGGGTATCTGAGTCGGCATCTCCGCGGATGCCTGAGGTGACGCGCAAGAAGAAGCACCAGATCTTCGACGGCACCAAGGTCCACGTTCGGCGCAAGCAGTGTGCTACATGCATCTTTGGTAACAAGAGTCCAGTCGATGCTGAGCGAGTTGCTTCCATGATCAAGGAGTGTGGAGATATGGGTGCCATCCCTTGTCACCATCATCTTGGTGAGAAGATCAACCCGGTGTGCTTCGGCTTCTACTCGCTGGGCAACAACGTCTTGCTGCGGCTTGCTACGGCGATGGACGTCATCGAGTGGCACGGTGAAGATCCGCTCGTGACTTGACCTTCAAGATTCCGAACCCGTAGAGTGTTGCGATCCCGTGACGAAACGGGTTTGTCAACACAACAAGGAGAACCGTCGTGAGGCGACTGCTAATCCTCGCTGTGCTCATGAGTGCAGCCTTTGCCGCCAATCTTGTTGACGACAGCAACCCTGCTGCCGCACAAGAGACGTCACCTGAGCAACCGACCACGATGATCGGTGAGGCACCCCAACCACCCTCATCCGAGGCGACTCCTGTGGTCGCCGCGGCTCCGGAGGTAGCCGATCCCTTCGGGACTGGCATGCCGCTCTATGGCACACGGAACAACCCGTGGACGGCGATCATGCAGACCTGGCTCCGGGAGAACGGGTTCCGGCCCGGCCCATCGGATGCCTGGTTCGGTCTCCAGACCGAGAACGCTGTCAAGCGCTTCCAGCAGGCGGCGATCGATCAGGGTTTGTACTCTGGACCGGTCGACGGGGTCTGGTGGTGGGACGTCTCGCAGGCTCAGAAGGCCTACGTCGCTCCCGCAGCACCGGCTCCAGCGCCCGAGCCCGAGCAGGTGTCCGCTCCAACGCTGAGCGGGCGTTGCTCACAGTGGTCTGACAACGCACTCCGAGCGGGCTTCACGGCTTCTCAGTGGCCAACTGTTGATCGCCTCATGTGGCGAGAGTCCAACTGCCAGCCCGGTGCCTACAACCGTTCGGGTGCTTCCGGACTCATGCAGATCATGCCTATGTGGGCCGACGACTGTGGGGGGAGCCGGTCGGACCTGTTCGATCCGGATTTCAACCTCCGCTGTGCGGTGCACATCTACCACGTGTCGGGTTGGGGGGCCTGGAGCACCTACTGATCCTACTGATTCTTCGGGTACCGTATTGACAGACGGTCCGTCGACCTGTTAGCCACTGCGCACATGGCTACTAGGCGGCGGGCCGTCGCCGCGCAACCCAAGCAACCTCCCAAGACCGCCGCTCAACCTTCCAAGACCATCGAGCAACTGATCGAGGAGTATCAGGCGCTCGATGAGGAGTTGCGAGCACTGCGGGAGCGACATGACGGCCTGCGCCAAGAGATCGTGGCCCGTCTGAAGGACGCCGGACTGAGAGGGTTCGTACTGTGACGGTTGATGACAACACCGAAGAGAACCGTTCCTGGGCTCAGATGTTGATGGACACAGCCACCACCGTGGTGGTCCTCCAGGAGGAGTCCCAGAAGATCATCGAGATCATCATGACGCAGCACTGGGACATGCAGGCCTGCCCGTGCTGGATCTGCAAGGCTGGCCGGGATCTCGGCTTCCACCCGCGGCAGGACTACCAGGCGTGGAGTCATCCGGAGATGGCCAGGCCGAAAGTGATGGTTGACATGTGCATGTGTCGTAACATCAAGGCGCCGGTCGTTTACACCCACGTGAAAGGCTGTCCCCATTTCCCGACTGGAGGGGCCGCTTGATGGGCACACTGGATGGGTGAGGTGGGAAGATCCGAACCGTGACGAAGGAAGCGTGCTCATCCGGATGGCGGCGACGCTCGGCCTTGCTGCGTACTGCCTGGTCGTCGCCCTGCTGGTGGCAGTCCTCGTCGTCATCGGGATCTTCTGGATCGGCCTGCTGCTGGACTAGGCCATGATCCGGCCGGATGGGTTCTCCCTCACGCTGTCGTTCGCTGACGACGGCGAGATCTTCATCGGCATCGAGATCAAGACGGCCGAGCCACACGATGTGGCCCTGCTGACTGAGGACGAGGCGCAGCACCTGGTAACGCTGCTACAGGAAACAGTAAACCGGACGGCTATCATCCGGGAGATGACCACGATGTTCCCGGAGCAGCGAGACTCCATCCTGGAGAACATCGTCTTCCGCTGGGGAGGTGGGTTCATTGGCGAGGGCACGTAACTATGCCGCTGAGTACGCCCGGCGCTCGCAGCGAGCCGTGGCGCAGGGGTATCAGGGCTATGGCCACTACCGACGCTCGGCGCACGGTGCCAAGGGGAAGTCGTCGCCCGGAGTTGTTGACATTGACAGGACGAGCACCCGCAAGCGCATCCACGAGCAGGTCGCCATCTACGATGCCGACTTCGAGGACGACTGGCAGCGGGCTTCCTTCGGTTCCAGCCGGGTGAATGCTGCCATGTACAGCCCGAGCCGACAGGAACTGCGAGTCGAGTGGGTCAACGGCCCTGGTGGTGTGCCTTACCCGCCCTACGTCTACGACGCCGTGGGCTTCGCTGTGTGGGAGGAGTTCCGCTCGGCGGGCTCGCCGGGCCGATTTGTCAACAGCACGCTCAACTCGTTCCCGTACCGCCCGGCCCCTGAGTTCGCCAGTGAGTTCGGATGAGGACGCGCATCTACGGGCTCTGGCGGCTCTACATCGCCTTCGAGCGGCCCACGACCGAGAAGATGCTGCTCTCGGCGGCATGGATCCGTGAGTTGGCCCCGCCCTACCGCCGAGGCCGTGGTATCCGAATGCGCTGTGGTCACAACGCCGTGCAGGTCGGTTGGTGCAAGTCGAACCCCAACTCCGATGCTATGAAGCAGTTGGGTGGTTACAACATCAAGGCCAAGGCTGCTGAGATCGGAGGATGGGGTGCCCGACGTCATGCACCTGCTGAGGAAGACGGACGCCAAGGTGACGGTGACACGGTGCGGGCTGAGCATTCCGACGAAGACGGCTAAGGACTGCACCACCATCTGGTGGGATGAGCGGGTCACCTGTGACCAGTGCAACCCCTACACGTGGGTTGATGCCGAGCCGGTCGGCAAGAAGATGGTCCTGAAGTCCGAGGTCGACATGGAGGCCCGTGTCGTCATCTACGAGCCCAAGAAGGCCGAGGTCGAGGCGCCCAAGAAGATCCTCCGGCGTCGAACCACGCCTGAGCCTGAAACCAAGGTCGTCCGACGCCGGAGGATGACGTGATCTTCAAGCGCCGTGATGTCAGTGTCAATGGCGACTTTGACAAACGTCTTCTCCGGCTGAGCGACACGGACCTGCGAACGGCTGCTGACACTGCTCTGATGACAGCGTCGAACGGCATCTACAAGGGTGAAGTCCCCCTGGAGGAGGTGCTGCGAAACATCGAGCACGCTGGGGAGATCGTGCGGGCGCTGCTCTACCGTGCAGGCCTGTGACAGTTTCTTAGCAACCTGCTTCCCCTAACGCCTTAGGATTCGCTACACTGAGAATCATGAGCAAGACGTTGGAACAGCGTGTGAAGGCACTGGAAGATCAGGTGAAGACCCTCAACCTGGAGCGCCCCGGCCGCAAGGCCAAGCCGATGCTGGTGCTCCGGCAGAAGGGCGTGTGCGCGATCGACCCCGAGCGCAACTCGGCCACGTGCCCCGACTCCTCGATCTTCCGGTACCAGAACGGCTGCCACGGCACGGCTTGCATGCAGGAGCAGCAGAACGCCTACCAGCGCCGCAAGGACAAGAAGGAAGCCGAAGCGGTCGCTGTCTCGGTGCGCAGCAGGCGCTCGTCCAACGGCCGCATCTCCAAGGCCCCCGTCGCTACCAAGGCTCGGAAGACCACGGCTAAGCGGTGACGACGGAACCACGTCGGCACTGGGACAGCCCGCTGTTCCCCTACTTCGTGGTGGATCTCGACAATGGCGTGTTCGGTTTCCTGGAGGAGATCCTGGAGGCCAAGTTGGCCCACTCCAGAGGCCGCTACGGCGATGCATATGACGACATGCTGGAGCGAGGCGTGAAGGCGTTCCGCCTGGCCAGGGAGGGTCGCACGGCCGAGATCGAGGCTGCCATCGCTCCCAAGCGGGTCATCAAGCGCAAGCCTCTTGCCAAGGCTCCCAAGAAGCGGTAACCTGCGAATCAACGCCGAGAAAGTGGGATCCGCCGCCCGCCTCGGTTGTTGAGAAGCCCCCCGGGTCGTTGGCCTCCCCCATCTGATGAGGGTCGGTCTCCCTCCCCGGGGGGCTTCTCCCATGTAGTCTCCGGCAACATGCCGCCCCCTTTGTACGAGGTCGTAGAGGATCCGCCTGAGGAGATCTATGACGAGGATTTCGAGGGCGAAGAGAACTATGACGAAGAGCCGGTCCTTGAACTGGACGAGGAGTCGACGGCCTTCGTCCACCAGTTGGTGACGAAGGTTCTCATCTTCAACGAGGAGTTCACCGGGATGCGGTTGCATCCCTACCAGAACGAGTTCGCCTACCGGATCGTTGAGTCCCTGATCCTCAACGACGCTGAGGAACTGAGCGGCTTGTTGTCACGTCAGTCGGGCAAGACCGAGACGTTGGCGGACACGCTGTCGGGCTGCATGGTGCTGTTCCCCAAGTTGGCCCTGTCGTTCGAGATCATGAAGCGCTTCGCCAAGGGCCTGTGGATGGGCTGCTTCGCGCCGAGCGATGATCAGTCAACACTGCTCCACGGGCGCATCGTGGACCGCCTCTCCAGCGAGCGGGCGCAGCAGTTCATGCTCGACCCCGAGATCGATGACAAGGTCGACGGCCGCGGCAAGATGATCCGGCTGAAGAACGGCTCCTTCGCCCGGCGGCAGACAGCCAACCCAAAGGCCAAGATCGAGGGCTCGTCGTACCACATCATCGTGGTGGATGAAGCACAGGATGTTGATGACGTCGTGGTGCGCAAGTCGATCCACCCGATGCTCGCTGCCTACGCTGGTACCATCGTCAAGATCGGTACGCCCGGCTACGTCAAGGGCGACTTCTTCCGCTCGATCCAACTGAACAAGCGCCGGGGCACGCGACGGGGCGTCCGCCAGAACCACTTCGAGTACGACTGGAAGATCGTCGCCAAGTACAACCCGTCCTACGGGAAGTTCGTGGCCAAGGAGAAGTTGCGCCTCGGTGAGGACTCCGACGAGTTCCAGATGTCGTACTGCATCAAGTGGCTTCTGGAGCGGGGCCAGTTCGTCACCGAGGATGTGCTGGAGTCGATGGCCGACCGATCCATGCCACTGGTCAAGTCGTGGTACCGCTCGCCGTGTGTTGCCGGAATCGACGTGGCGCGCATCAAGGACTCCACCGTGGTCACGGTGTGCTGGGTCGACTGGGAGTATCCGGATCCCTTCGGGTTGCGGGAGCACCGGATCCTCAACTGGCTGGAGTTGACCAATGTCCCGTGGGAGGAGCAGTACTTCACCATCGCTGAGTTCCTGAGCCACTACGCCATCGCCCGGTGCGGTGTGGACGCCCAGGGCATGGGCTCGGCGGTGGCCGAGCGCCTGGCTGCCTTGCTCGGTAGTCACATGGAAGTGGTTCCGGTACCAAGCGACCTGAAGGCCCAGGGGACTCGCTGGAAGTTCCTCCAGAACATGGTCGACCGGCGCATGCTGGTCTTCCCCGGCCACTCCAAGGCCCGCCGGACCAGGGCACATCGCCGGTTCACGCAGCAGATGACCGACGTGGTGAAGGAGTACAAGCAGGGTCACATGCTGGTTACAGCACCAGATGAGACCGAGGCGCACGATGATTTCCCCGACTCGCTGGCCATCGCCGTGTCGATGAGTCAGGTCGAAGAGGTGGATTCTGTTGAGGTATTCAACAACCCCTTCTACGCCGCTCAGCAGCGGTAGGTGTATCATCCGCCCCGATCGGCCGAACAAGGAGAACGCTGATGGGCTACCCCGATCCTGAGGTCCAGTACGAGTACGACCTTGCTGACAACCAGCGTCGGCGCGGTCCGCTGCGTTTCGAGGAAGGCATCGCCACCGACACCGATGTCCCCCGTGACTTCCAGCAGGGCGCCTACGGCGACACGCAGGGCACGGAGTACGGCGGCTGGGCGACGGTCACCAAGTCGCCCGCCGAGACCATGAAGGAGCGGGCTCACCTCGGCTCCTCGACGTGGATCGAGGCACCGAGCCTCCTGGCCGAGTTCGTCCAGGGTGCTCACACCGGCATGATGCCGCCGTCGTTCGAGCGCGAGTACGGCTCCGAGGGCCGCATCCACCGCATCAACCGGGCCAACGTGCCTGACTGATCATGGCAACAGCCAAGACCGGTTCGGTGGCGAAGCCCGCGACGGTCGCCAAGACAGCAGGAGGGGCGCCCGGGCCGGGGCGCCCTACTGTTGTCCCCTACAAGTTCGGGGTCCGGCGTCCGCAGCCGTACAGCGACAACAGGTGGGTCCCGGTCAACCCGTTCATCCAGATGAAGCCCAAGCCCCAGGCGATGCAGGCGGCTGAGGCCAAGATGGACACTTTCATGCCCGCCCGGTTGATGCCGGATGCAATGCGGGCGGTGAACGCTCGCAAGCGCCAGATCGAACGGAAGGTCTGATGCTCTCCGACGCGCAGTTCGAGGGCCTCGCGGCCAAACTCAACGACCCCGACATCGGCGGGTTCACGGCGAACATGCGCCGCGGCGGGGAGCAGCCCAGGAACGTCTTCATGGTCGGCCAGCGGGACGTCCAGGAGGGCACCCATGCGCTGCCGTCGACCGGGTCCTCGATCCGGACCTACGCCGAGGCGAACCAGACGACGTTGATGCAGCCTGGTCGGCACCTCGGTGGCTGGGCGGCGAACGAGGGCAACCTTGATGTGCCAGCAGCGTTCCCCCGCACACCGAGGGGTGAGGTTGCCGCCCGGCGCTCGACGCTGGCCAACGAGCAGATGGCCTACGGGGAGATCAGTCGCAAGGGCGCCTATGTCGGGGACCGCAACAACCCGTACCACCCGGGCAACCGCCGGGGCGACATCATGGCCGAGGACACGCCGGAGCAGCGTGAGGTATGGTCTGCCATGCCCCAGTACTCGGCGCAGTTCAAGAAGAGGGGTCGGAGGATCAGCCCTCAGTCCTCGTTCTCGTGACCCAGTAGGTACTGCTCGGTCTTGCCTTGGCTGTCGGTGTCAACAACGACCAGTTCCCAGTCCGAGTGCTCGGCGCAGGTGTGGGGCGGATCACCGGGGACCAGTGTCTTGTCGCACACGACACAGGTCTCCGAGTGCCCGGACATCAGCCGGTGCTTGCTCACGCCGACCCGCTTCAGTGCTTCGTTCTTGTACCCGATCATGAGTGCCACTGTAGCAGGGTTCGGAACCCTAGTGTCAATGTCAGTGGTTTGGGGCGCGTTGTCGCTGGGGTAGCGTGTCGGAGACGTGAGCAGGTAGATGGAACACGCTACGGTTGTAGTCATCGACTTCCAGTCGAACTACCAGGAGGAATGACATGGCCGACAGCGAGGATCGCACTCCCGCTCAACGCAAGAAGGACCTCGAAGCGGACGCCACCGTCGCTCAGGCCGTCAACTCTGGCGACAAGCGCTCGCTGGCTGATGTGGAGGCCGAGGTCGAGGCGAGGGTCTGGCAGGCGCAGACCGGTGGGGCGGCGTTCCCGCCCAACCCGATGCCCAACCAGCCGGAGCCGACGCCGGAAGCGGCGAAGGAGAAGTACCTGGAGTCCCAGGCTGAGCACATGAGCGACCGCCAGCGCAAGGCGCAGGAGCAGCGCGACAAGGAGGCTCAGCAGGTTCGGGAGGCCGGAGAACGCGAGATCGAAGAGTGGAAGAAGGCCAACCCCGACAAGGTGAAGGAAGCCGAGGAGCGGCAGGCCGAGCGCCAGCAGACCCAGACGGCTCGTCGGTAGGCACTACTCTGGTTGCGGCCCGGACCGCACGAGGATGGTGTCATGAGCATGATCAGTTTCGCACCAGCCTCGTACCGGGCCGCAGCCAGCGATCTCACTGTTGCCGTAAGCCCCCTGGGGCTCGTGGAGTTGGCCGATGAGGAGTTCGAGGTCCATGGGCCTCGTCTGACCCGCTACGCCAGCAACTGGGCGTGGTACCTCGGTCACCACTGGGCCTACCGGCGGGAGATCGGTGACTCGCAGTTGACGTTCAACTACGTCAAGGCGTTCGCTGATTACATCAACAACTTCTGCTTTGGCCAAGGGGTCGAGTTCGCCTCCCCCGAGGCCACGTCGGCCATCCTGCCCCCGCTGCTGAAGCGGGTCTGGGAGGTCGACAACAACAAGCACAACATCCTGTGGGAGATGGCGCAGCAGGGTGGTGTCTCCGGCGACGTGTTCGTCAAGACCGCCTATGAGGAACCCTTCGTGGACGCCGCGGGCCTGCCGCATCCCGGCCGGGTGCGCATCCTGCCGCTGAACCCGGCGTTCTGCTTCCCGGAGTTCCACCCGCACGACCGGGAGCGGATGATCCGCTTCAAGTTGAAGTACAAGTTCTGGGCGACCGCTGCTGATGGAACCAGGGCGGTCAACACCTACGTCGAGTTGATCACGGACTCCATGATCGAGGAGTACGTCAACGACGAGTTGATCGACCGGCGCCCGAACCCCCTGGGCGAGATCCCGGTGGCGTTCATCCCGAACTACCCGGTGGCATCGAGCCCGTGGGGCCTCTCGGACATCCAGGACATCATCAGCCTGAACCGGGAGTACAACGAGAAGGCCACCGAGATCTCCGACATCATCAACTACCATGGCTCGCCTGTCACCGTCATCATCGGGGCCAAGGCTTCGGGCCTGGAGAAGGGCGCCAAGAAGGTCTGGGCCATCGGCAACAAGGACGCCCAGATCCAGAACCTGGAGATGCGGACGGACTTCACCGGGATGCTCGGCTTCCTGGAGGTGCTGAAGCAGGCGATGCACGAGTCGACTGGTGTGCCTGCCGGTGCGCTCGGCCAGCAGCAGCCGATCTCCAACACCACCGGCACGGCGCTCACCATCCAGTACCAGCCGCTGATGATGCGTCGTCACATCAAGGTGGTGCAGTACACCCGGGGCCTGAAGGACATCAACCGCCATGTGATCAAGACGCTCGCCATCTTCGAGCCCGAGGCGCTGGTGTTCAACCCGATCCTGTCGGGCGTGCCGCCCAAGCCGGATCAGATGCTGGAACTGGATCCGACCGACGCGCTGACCTACAAGACCGAGGTCAACTGGATCTCGCCGCTGCCGATGGATCTCTTGGTCAAGATCAACGAGATCCAGGCGAAGATGGCGCTCGGCCTGGAGTCCAAGCGTGGCGCTCTGCGGGACCTGGGTGAGCAGTTCCCCGACCAGAAGGTCCAGGAGATCTTTGAGGAACTGCTGGAGGACACCAAGGAGCAGGCGGCGCTTGATCTCATCCGGGCGCAACTGACCCAGTTCCAGATCGCTGCTACCGGCATCATGCCGGACGGCACGCCGATGATGATGGAGGACGGTTCGATGCCGGGTGGACCGGTCGACCCGGTCCTGGCTCAGCAGATCATGCAACTTGCTTACGGAATCGCCCCGCCGCAGACGTTGGACTATGACAACACCAACAAGTGACGGGGTATAGCCCTCATCAGCGACGTTGTGGCATCCTTCGCGTATACGGACAACTCGACGGAGGACATGATGTCAGGTACTGCTGCGGAAGGCGCCGGTGGCTTGCCCCCTGAAACCCCTGCTCAGGGCGTACTTGTGGGCACGGATCCCCGCCAGCCACCGGTCACCTATGCCGATCTCCAGCCAGGCCAAGTTGCAAATAGTAACAGCGGCCTGATCAACCCTGGGCAGGGCGTTGGGGCCGGGACGGCTGCTGGTGGCGGTTACACCGCCGGAGGTCAGCGTCTCTTCACCGAGGAGGATGTGGCTCGCATCCGCCGGGAGGAGAAGGACAAGTTGTACGGGCGCATCGATGAGATGGACACCCAACTGAAGACCCTCCAGCAGGAGCGGGAGGCCCGGGAAGCCGCCATCGCTGACGAACTTCGAGCCCGCGAGGAGGCTGATCGCAAGAAGCGTGAGGAGGAGATGGACGTCCGCTCGCTCCTGGAGACCAAGGAGCATGAGTGGTCGCAACGCTTCCAGTCGTTGGAAGCAGAGCGTGAGCGTGACCGGGCCGTGCTGGAGCAGGAGCGCCGCTTCAACGAGTTGGTGAACTACCAGCGGGCTCGGGTCGACCAGGAAGCCGAGTGGATCATGCCCGAACTGCGGGATCTGATCACCGGCAACAACGAAGCGGAGATCGACGCCAGCATCGAGTTGATGAAGGCGCGGACGGCGCAGATCCTCGCGTCCGTTCAAGGTGCTGTAACCTCGCAGCGCCAGCAGTACCGGGGGACCGCCGTCACGGCGCCACCTTCGGGGCCTATGGAGCAACAGACGACGTTCGAGACGTTGACGCCGGATGACATCCGGTCGATGGATATGGCGACGTACACGAAGTACCGGGACCGGCTGATGCAGTCAGCGTCGCAAGCGCGACGCCGGTAGTAACCGTCAACAACGAACGTCCCTTAGGAGGGCTCCATGGCCGGACCGGCCCCGCTCGGTTCCCCATTCCCGCAGAACACTGCGATCACCGGTACCCCGCAGGTGGCAGCCGGTGCGACCAACTCCATCTACCAGCCTGCTGCTGGCTACGACGCAGCCGCGGCGGTTGGTGCCAACCAGACGGGCCTTGGGTACGGCGTCGCTCCGGCGACTGGTGCCACCAACCCTTCGACCATGCTCGGGCCAGCGATCCAGACGATCTGGAGCAAGGAGATCTTGTTCCAGGCGATGCCGGTGCTGCGGTTCGAGCAGTTCGCGGTGAAGAAGACTGAACTCGGCGTCATGCCGGGTCTGACCGTCAACTTCATGCGTTACAACAACCTCCCGGTCCCGGCGGGACCGCTGGTGGAGGGTGTGCGCATGCGGACCCACGGTCTGTCCGCCCAGCAGTACAACATCAAGGTGGCCGAGCAGGGCTTCGCTGTTGCCGTCAGCGAACTGCTCCTCAACGCTTCCTTCGATGATGTGATGGCATCAGCATCTCGGCTCCTCGGGCGCAACATGGCGCTCTACCTCGACACGCAGGCGCGCACGACGCTCCAGCGGTCGACGTCGGAGGTCTACGGCTACGCCAAGCCTGCTGCCATCAACGCCGGGTACGGCGTGTACGAGCCCGGCACGGTCGGCACGTGGGCCACGGTGGCCGGGACGGCGCCCTCGGGTGGGCCGTTCTACCTCCACCCGCACTCGGTGAAGGATGCCGTGGAGGCCCTGGCCTCCAAGAACATCCCTCGCCTCGGTGAGACCTACGTCTGCTTCGTGCACCCGCACCAGGCACGGCGCCTTCGGGACACCCCGGAGTGGATCGAGGTCACCAAGTACGCGGCGCCGGGCAACTTCATGCTGGGCGAGATCGGCCGGATCAACGACGTGGTCTTCATCGAGACCACCCAGATCGGCGCTCCGGTCGGCATCGGCACCGGCACCTCGACCAACCTCACCCCGACCGGCGACGACCCCTCGGTGCTCCAGACCTTCTGGCGTGACACCTTCGGGAAGACCGGTGAGGGCGGGGCTGGTGACGACATCGAGCAAGTTGCCGGTTCGTCGTACCAGGATCTCGGTCCTGGTGATGTGGCAACACCGGGCTGGGGCCAGACCTGGCCGACGCCACTCCCCGGCGCCTTCGAGGCGCTGATGGTCGGTGACAACGCCTTCGGGCATGCCATCAGCCTCCCCGTCGAACTGCGTGACGGCGGCGTGCTCGACTTCGGTCGTGAGCACGCCCTGGCGTGGTACGGCATCTGGGGCTTTGGCACCGTGACCGACGCGGCGGTGGTTCGGATCATCACCAACTGAGCGGGTACGATCCGCTCTATGGCGCATGGACCGGGGAGGCTTTCGGGCCTCCCCGGTTCTCGTAACAAGGAGAATGTTGATGGCGACAGCACGGCAGCAACCGCAGCAGCAGACCGAGCCTGACGAAGAGCCCACCCTGGGCACGCTGAACGGCATCTTCGAGAAGCCGCTGATCGTGGACGAGGTGCACGAGGTGCCACTTCAGGCACCGCAGGGTGCTGTCGGCTACATCATCCGGCCGAACATCACCATCGAGCAGATGACGATCGGTGAGGACTCGTTCGACTTCAAGGCAGGGACGCGCTACCGGGTGCCCGAGCGGGTGGCCCAGATCTTGTTCGACCGGGATCTCCTGATGGAGATGCCCTTCAGGGGCTAGGAGGCCCAATGAGCATCATCGCTGTCCACGGTCCCAACACCTGGGGCTCGAAGGGCACTGTTGCCACATCAACCGTCAATGCCGACGCCGCAGCCAACAACGGGTTGAAATGGACCTTCAGCCTCAACTCGACGTCCACACGTGCCGATCAGGACTTCTCGTGGGCGTTCCCGCCCAACGGCACGCCGACGCCCCAGACCGTGAAGGCACCGACGCAGGTCACCTACGCCACGGCGGGGTCCAAGACGGCGACGCTCACAGTCACCGACACGCAGCGCACCATCTCCAACAAGGCGCTGACGAGCAACGTCGCCACCCTCACCACAACGGTGGCCCACGGCTTCGCCATCGGTCAGCAGGTCATCGTGGCCGGTGTTGGCGCTCCGTTCGACGGCACCTGGGTCGTTGCCAGCACGCCCTCGGGCACGACGTTCACCTTCGCTGACACGGCGGCGAACGTCACGTCGGCTGCTTCCGGTGGCACGGCGACCTCGACCGGTACTCCGGCAGCGGGTTCGTACCCGATCACCATCACCGCTGTTGCCACCACCAGCCCGATGATGGTCGAGGAAGGTGGCGGTGGCGAGGAGACCATGGCTCTTGATGAGTCAACAGGGCCGTTCGATCCTGCTGACCACACGGTGCCTGAGGTGGTGGAGTACGTCGAAGCGCATCCGGATGAGGTGGAGGACATCTATGCCGCCGAGACGGCGGGCAAGAACCGCACCACCTTGCTCAACCAACTGGAGGCGTACCGGGTCTTCGATCCGGCTGACTACACCGTGTCCGAGATCACCGACTACATCGAGGCCAACCCGGAGGAGTA